CGCGCTGATTGAGATGTGCATTGCGATCGCAGAGGGCAGAAAGTGGCTAGGCTGGCAGTGCGCAAAGGGGCGCGTCCTCTATGTGAATCTGGAGCTTGACAGGGCATCCTGCCTGCACCGCTTCCGCGATGTCTACGACAGCATGAAAATCGCTCCGGTCAATATCGGCAGCATAGATATCTGGAATCTGCGCGGCGTGACAGAGCCAATGGACAAGCTCGCGCCGAAGCTCATCCGCCGTGCGAAAAAGGGCAATTATATCGCCGTCATCATTGACCCGATCTACAAGGTCATCACCGGCGACGAAAACAGCGCCGATCAGATGGCGCATTTCTGCAACCAGTTTGACAAGGTCTGCACCGAGCTCGGCTGCGCAGTGATCTACTGTCACCATCACAGCAAGGGTATGCAGGGCGGCAAGCGGTCAATGGACAGAGCATCCGGCAGCGGCGTCTTTGCCCGTGATCCGGACGCACTTCTGGATATGATCGAGCTCGATCTGACCGAGGACATTGTGAAGCAGCAGCAAAATCGTGAGGCGTGCCGGATCTGTGAACAGTATCTTGCCATGTGTGCGCCGAATGCGCTGAACAATGCCCCGCAGGATGATTTACTGAACCGCAATGCCGCCGTGCAGCTCTGCCGCGATAACATGACGAATGAGCAGTATCAGGCGCTTGCAGCGGCGCTCCGCGTGTCTGACAGCTATGTTTTGCAAATGTCTGCATGGCGCATTGAGGGAACGCTCAGAGAGTTTCCGAAGTTTCCGCCGGTCAATGTGTGGTTCAAATACCCGCTGCATGAGATCGACACGGTCGGCGTGCTGAAAGATCTGCAATCCGATGTGGAGCTGACAACACAGCAGCGTGCATCGAAAAACGGTCACAAGCGGCAGTCGCAGATCGCAAAAGCAAAGGCAGCAGACAAATCCGCAGAGCTGGTCAACACCTTTGATTCCTGTGCGGTGGACGGCAGAATTGGCATTGACGACATGGCGGAGATGCTCGGTGTGGACAGACGGTCTGTTGAGCGTCGATTGAAAAAGAGTGACAGTCTGACGCTGAACAACGGAATTATTACCCGCAAAACTAACTGAAAAATTGCGACACAAAATTGCGACAGGTGGCTATATAATAATAGATTTGTCGTGTCGCAAATTGTGCCATGTCAATGGGTACACCGACAGGCGGCTGACAAGCAAGCCGCCCTGTCGGAATACCCTGCATTGACACCCGCGAACACAAAATGTCGGAAGGAGTGAGAATGTGACACAGTTTTTTATGCCGATGATCCCGCCGACTGTGACGGCACAGGAAAAGGATCTGGCTGTAAACCGGAGGACAGGGAAACCGTATATGTATGATTCCGCAGAGATAAAGGCGGCAAAAGCGAAATTCATTGCATACCTCGCACAGCATAAACCGGATGCTCCGTATACCTGCGGTGTACGACTGATCGTAAAATGGTGTTTCCCGCGAGGAAAGCATAAGGACGGAGAATATAAGACAACCAAGCCGGATACCGAAAACCTGTTGAAGCTGCTGAAAGACTGCATGACGCATTGCGGATTCTGGAAGGATGATGCATTGGTAGCGTCCGAGATCAACGAGAAATTCTGGGCTGAAATCACAGGGATCTGGATTCGTGTCGAAGAATTGGAGGCACAGAATGAAAACAATAGATGATTATTACGCTGTGATGTTTGATGCTTTTCTGGATGCATTTCTCTTTGGAACTGCGACAAGCATTGACATGGCTGTACTGTCTGTGACAATGCTCTATGACGGGAGGTGCTGAGCATGGGCTTTCTGATCGGATTCATGAGCGGCGGAATGCTCGGTGTGCTGATTATAGGACTGCTGATTGCGGGAGGTGATGACGAGTGACGGCGAAGGAGGCAAAGGCTTACCTCAGCAATTACCGGGAATCACTTGACCGGACAAAAGAAGTCACGGAGCATCTGGATGAACTGAAAGCAGAGGCATTCGCACTGAAAAATCATGAAGGACAGAAGGTTGCGCTTGACAATGCCGTGCAGAAGTATGTCGATGCCTGTGCTGATGCAGGGGCATATCTGGATATGCTTGACAGTCAGCGCAAGGAAATAAAGGAAACGATCGAGGCTGTGACGAATGCGCGGCTCCGTGCTTTGCTGCGCGAAATATACATCAACGGAAAAACAATCGTCCGTATTGCTGCTGACCGCGATCAGAGCTATGAACACATCTGCCGGCTGCACGGCGCTGCACTGCTGGCTGTCTGCGATGTGATGCGGCAGTCATAACCGCAAAAGAAAAGCCCCTCTCAGATCGCATTCAGCACGAGTGAGAGGGGCAGGGCAATCAGCCGTTCTTTTCCATGTCGGCACGGATCAGCGCCTTGATATAGCCCATCTTGGACGGGACTGTTTCAAGCTTTGCGATGATGTCGGCATCGGTGTTTTTGTTCAGGCGCAGGTTGACGGAAACAGTCTTTTCCTTCGTGAACTTCGTGATTGCTTTCAGGTTGCTGTCAGGGGTTTTCGGCATCGTTTTCACCTCATTTCTTGTTGCGGAAGATTGCCCAGTATGCTAGCTTTGCAATACCGATGCAGACAAAGAATACTGCAAGAAAATGAATCATCTGTTTCATATACTTGACAATTTGACTCGTTTGTGTTATGATGTGGATGGGAGGGGCTTTCGCCCCTCACACCCGCTGCGGTTAGTCCATCATCTTTTCGATGATGTGAAGCAGCAATCCGATGAACAAGTCGATTAGTGCGCTGATCAGGATGCCCGTCCAATCCCGCGTGCTGATCGGCTTGTTTTTCTTCATGTGCTTCGGTTTGTATCGAGCCAATGTCCTCACCTCCTTTCATGATTCTATTATATCATAAATGTGCAATAATGTCAAGCGTTTTGAATGAAAAAGATGCACAAAGATTCAGCGGCGCATTTGTGCAACATTTTCCAAAAATATCATGGCATATCATACTGTACCTGTGCTATAATGTAAACGTAAAAAATATACCCGCACCAAAAATAAAATACCGCGTAAGCACCTGAGCTTCTGCTTGGGTGCTTTTTGTTTTCATGAAAGCCGGTGATGCTATCGCACTGACACCCTGTCCGCGCTGCGGGAAGCTGATCCCTGTCGGTTCGCGCTACTGCGCCGGATGCAAGCCGGTCATGCAGAAGGCAGCCGAGGAAGCGCAGGCGAGAAAACGGGCAGCAAGAGCAAAGCGATACCGCACTGCGCATCCGCGAAGGGATGACCGCTGTGCGGCGTTTTACCGCGGCTCGTACTGGAAGCGCACGAGCCGTGCAAAGCTGAATGCGGTATCCTACCGATGCGAAGCACAGATCGACAGCGGCTGTGCCGGGATCGCCTGCGAGGTGCATCACATTCAGCCGATCCAGACGCCTGAAGGCTGGGAACGCCGGCTCGACTGGGAGAATCTCGAAGCGGTCTGCACGCACTGTCACAATCTCCGGCACGCAGGCAGATTTGCCCGAAAGCCTGAGCCCGGTGTGCTGGACCTCAGTACCCTAGGGGGCGGGTAAAAAAGTTTGAAGCACCTAAGAGGGTAACGAGCACAGAAGCTCTGTTTTGTGCAACAAATTCCCCAAACCGGCAAAGCGGAGGTGAAAGCATGGCAAGGCCGCGGGAACCGATCGAGCTGATTCAGGCAAAGGGCAGAAAGCACCTGACGAAGCAGGAAATCGCCGAACGGCATCAGACTGAGATCGCGCCGGTCTGCCCTGACGCGCTTCTCCCGCCGCGCTATCTGACGGCCGCGCAGAAAAAGCGCTTTCTCACGATCGCGGAGCAGCTTGCAGCGCTCGGTATTCTCGGCGAGACAGACACCGATGCCGTTGCAAGGTATGTGACGGCGGAATCGCTCTATGAGGATGCTGTGCGAACGCTGCGGGCAGCCGTCCGGAAAAAGCCGCCGCCGGACAGCGGCTTCGAGGAGCAGGCACTCTATATCAAGGCGCTCGACACCGCCCAGCGTACACAGGACAGACTGTTCCGGCAGGCGCAGTCTGCGGCGCGTGAGCTGGGGCTGACGATCTCTGCCCGGTGCAAGATTGTGATTCCGCAGAAGCAGCAGGAAGCACCTGCCGAGAACAAATTTGCAAGATTCCTGCAAAAGCGTGATGCCGGGTGAAGGATCGTGTCACGGAATATGCGCGTCTGGTTGTATCCGGCGTGCGTGTCGCCTGTCAGCTGCACCGGCTGGCCTGTCAGCGGCATCTGCATGATCTGGAACGGCAGAACACCAAAGATTTTCCGTATTACTGGGATACCGAAGCATCAGAGCGCGTCCTCGAATATGCCGAGACGCTGACGATCTCCGAGGGCGAAGCTCCGCGTCCGGTGCGGCTGATCGGCAGTCAGATCTTTTCGCTCGGCTGCACATTCGGCTGGATGAAATCCGGAACGCATTACCGCAGATTCCGCCGCCGCTACAAGAGCATTGCCCGTCAGAACGGCAAGACCTTTGAAAACGGCATCATGGGAACCTATATCGCGGGATTCTCCGGCTATATGCACGGCAAACTGTTCACAGCGGCGACCAAAAAGCGGCAGGCGCGGCTTGCATGGGAGCAGATGGCGCAGTTCATCAAAGCGGATGCCGATCTCGGCGCATTCTTTACGGTCAAGGATTACAAATCCCTGATCGAAGCGAATGAAACGCACTGTACGATCGAGGCACTCTCCCGCGAAGGCGGCCTTGACGACGGCTTCCGCAGCATCTTCGCAAGCATCGACGAGCTGCATCAGCACAAGGACAACAAGGTTTACAAGGCAATCTACAACGGCACCAGAAAGCTCAAGGAAACGCTCGTTTCGATGATTACGACACGCGGCGACAATCTGCGGAGCTGGTGCAAGGAAATGGATGATTACGCCGTCGGGATCCTGCGCGGGGATTATACCGCCGAGGATTTCTTTGTGGATATCCACTGTCTCGACGACGGCGACGATATCTGGGATCCGGCAAATTACATCAAGGCGAATCCGATCTTTGAGATCGACCGCGATGCCTATGAAACCATGCTGCACGATGCGCAGACCGCAAAGGATTCCGGCGGCGATGACCTGAAGGATTTCGTCATCAAATGCTGCAATCTGTGGATCCGGCACGCGGACAACCGTTATCTGCATCCGGATCACTGGAAGGCCTGCGGCACCTCCCGCAGCCTTGCAGAAATTGTGCAGGCAGGATATACGCGCTGCTTCGCCGGACTTGACCTGTCGAGCGGCGGCGACCTGACAACGCTGTCCCTGCTGTTCCCGCTCGGTGACGGCAGATTCTATATCTACAGTCACAGCTTCATGCCATACGGCAGAATGCAGGAGCATATTGAAACGGATCTTGCGCCCTATGACCTGTGGGAACAGAACGGTCTGCTGACCGTCACCGGCGGCGAATCCGACTATATGACCGATTACAAATTCATCCTCTCGCATCTTGCGGCGCTGCGCGATCAGTTCGGGCTGCAATATCAGGCGATCGGCTATGATCCGCACAATGCCGCCGGCATTCTCAGCGATCTGGAAGCCTTCGGCTGTCCGCTTGTCTCGATCACGCAGTCTGCACGGAATCTCGATGATGCGACTGTCGCCGTGCGGCTGCTCTGCAAGGGACATCAGCTTGAATACGACAGCAGCAATGAGCTGCTCACATGGTCGATGCTCAATGCCGTGACCGTGCAGAACAGCTTCGGCGAGATCAAGATCGACAAAAAGCCCGGTGCAAAATTCCGCCGCATAGATCCCTGCGATGCCGTGATCGACGCCTACAAGGTGCAGCTCGTCACCGGCAGCGGCGCGGGCGGAACGGCGGAGAATCTGAATGACGCGCTTGCGGAATATCTCACGGCAATGGGCTGGGCGGAAAGGAGTTGAAGCCTACGAATATTATTGAACGCATCCGGCTGCTCTTCCGCCGGAAATCTGCGGGGCAGTATGTAGATTATGTCGGAGCGCAGCATGACAGGCTGCTGGAATTTCTCGGCATTGACAGAAAGCTCACCGGCTCTGCGCTCTCAGAGGCGACCTATTTCGCCTGCTGCAAGGTGCTGAGCGAAAGTCTCGGCAAGCTGCCGCTGAAGATCCGGCAGCGCACCGAGGATCACGGCGTGATCACGCTGCGCGGGCATCCCTTTTATCAGTGCATCGCAGTCCGCCCGAATCCCTACATGACCGCAACGACCTTCTGGAGCAGCATGGAGCTCTGCCGCAATCACTACGGCAACGGCTATGCATGGATCGACACCCACGATCCGAAGCATCCGCATCTCTGGCTGCTGCCGCCCGACCGCGTGAAGATATGGTATGATGATGCGCGGGTGCTGCGGAATGTGCCGGATGTTTATTATCAGTACAGCAGTCCGGAGGGAATCATTGTGCTCGGCAGCGAGGAAGTGCTGCACATGAAATCGCATCTCTGCATGGACGGGATCTGCGGGATCTCCGTGCGGGAGCAGCTCGGCAGCTCGATCGGGAATCTGCGGAAATCACAGAAGCTGCTCGAATCGCTCTACGATTCCGGCTTGTCCGCAAAGGCCGTTCTGCAATACACCGGCACGCTGAATGATGCGAATATCGCCGCGCTCGTGGACGGCATCAAAAAGTATATGTCCACATCGCAGAGCGGTGCGGAGCAGGTCATCCCGATCCCGGTCGGCTTCACGATCACGCCGCTGAATATGAAGCTGACGGATTCGCAGTTTCTGGAGATCCGGCAGGCAAGCGCCTTGCAGATCGCTGCGGCGTTCGGCGTCAAGCCCTATCAGATCGGCGATTACACACAGTCCAGCTATTCCGGCACAGAGGCGCAGCAGCTTTCATTCCTGATCGACACAATGCTCTATATCCTCAAGCAGTATGAGGAGGAGATCGCCTATAAGCTGCTGACCGATCAGGAATGCGAAAAAGGCTGCTTTGTGAAGTTCAATACCGATGTCGTTCTGCGCGCTACAATGGAGCAGCGGCTCTCTGCGCTCGGTACGGCGGTCGGGAACTTCATCTACACACCGAATGAGGCGCGTGATTATGAGGATCTCCCTCATGTTCCCGGCGGCGATCAGCTGCTCGGCAACGGCAATGCGATCCCCGTGACACTCGCCGGAAGACAATATGTAAACGAAAAGGAGGCGGAACATGGAACCGGTCCGGATCCATAAAAGCACATCGCTTTCCGCAGCAAGGCCGGACGATGCGGCGCTTGAAAAGATCAACCGCTTCACCCTCGAACCGCTGACCGCAGAGCAGGTCTTTACCTTCAAAGCCACGCTCTGTGATACGCGCATCGACCGCGACGGCGAATGCTTCACCAAAGCGGCGCTCGCAAGGCTGAAGGAGCTGTTCATCGGCAGGACGACGATCAAGGATCACATGATGAGCGCTGAAAATCAGATCGCGCGCATCTACGATACCGAGCTTGTGCGCAGCGGCGATGATACCGAGCTGATCGCATACTGCTACATGGTGCGCACATCCGGCAATGCCGACCTGATCGCAGAGATCTCCGGCGGCATCAAGAAGGAGGGCAGCGTTTCCTGCGCAGTCTCACAGCGGGTATGCAGCATCTGCGGAAAGAACAATCTGCAAACGCCATGCCGCCATATCGCCGGCAGGGAATATGACGGCGAGATCTGCTGCAAGCTGCTTGACAGCGTCGAGGATGCATATGAATTCTCGCTGGTCGCCGTCCCAGCACAGCGCAGTGCAGGAATCCATAAAGAAGCGGAGCTCCCCGAAGAAATGCCGGAGGAACCGCAGGATGATACACAGGCAGTTCAGGCGCTGCTGCTCTCCGCAAGGGCAGCGGCCTGCCGTGCAAAATACTTCACCGAACAGGAGGAAATCACATGAAATCCAAGAGAATCCGTGAGCTTCAGCAGCTCATCCTCAGCAAGTCCGCCGAAATGGAGACCGCCCTGACCGGCGAGACTAAGGACATCGCAAAAGCCGAATCCCTCAATGACGAGATCACCGGCTTCGAGCGCGAGATCACTGTGCTGAATGCGGCGATTGCCCGCGAAAAGGCTGCCGTACCGGAGGAGCCGGCACAGAAGCAGAAAACCGAAAGCATTGAAAAGGAATTTGCCGATGCAGCCCGCAGCGGCTTCCGGACAAAGGCCATGAACGAAACGACCGGCGCGGACGGCGGATATACCGTGCCGGAGGACATTCAGACACGCATCGAGCAGTTCCGCGATGCGAAATTCTCGCTGCGGCAGCTCGTTTCTGTCGAGAATGTCACGACGAAATCCGGCAGGCGGACATTCAAGAAGCGCGCCCAGCAGACCGGCTTTGCAAAGGTCGCGGAGGGCGGCAAAATGACGCGCAAGGCATCGCCGCAGTTCCAGATCATGGAATACACGATCGAGAAGTACATGGGCTATCTGCCGGTGACGAATGAGCTGCTTGCCGATTCCGATGCGAATATCACAAGCACGATCGTCGAGTGGCTCGGCGATGAAGCCCGCGTAACGGACAACTGCAATATTATCGCGGAGATTCAGAAAAAGACGGCGGAGGAATTCACCTCGCTGGACAGCATCGAGCGCGCCTTTGTCGTGACGCTCGGTCAGGCGTTCCTCAGCACCTCCGCGCTCATCACGAATGATGACGGCCTGTTCTGGCTTTCGACGCTCAAGGACAAGGACGGCCGCAAGCTGCTCGCACCGGATCCGCAGAACACGATGCAGTCCCGCATTTCGGTCGGCACGACCTTTGTGCCGGTCCGCGTGATTCCGAATGCGGACTGGAGCTCCGCGCCGGTCTATGCCGTCACTGCTGACACGACCGTCACCGCAGGCAAGATCTATTACACCCGCACCGGCTCCGGTACGGCGGAGTCTCCGTATGTATACACAGAAGTTGCCGAGCCGACAGGAAATCCCAAGACCTCCGGCTATTACGAGATCTCCGGCATGGCGATCCCGATTGTCTGCGGCGATCTCAGGGAGGGCATCAAGCTCTTTGACCGGCAGCAGATCTCGCTCCGTACCAGCACGGAGGCAGTTGTCGGCAGCGGCGAGGATACGGTCAATGCGTTCGAGCAGGATATGACGATCTTTGCCGGTCATCTGCGCGAGGATGTCGAAACACGCGATCCGGATGCATTTGTCTACGGTACTCTGACCGTCACGGCATAACGAAGGGAGGCTTCCGGCATGATGCCGACACTGAATGATGCAATGACCTATCTCGGCATCGAGCCGGAATACGCCGATGAACGCATCATACAAAATGTTTCCGATGCACTGTCTGCCGCGATCGGTCTGCTGCGCGGCGGCATCGGTGCAGATGCGGATACCGTTTTCGCTGAGGATTCCCGTGCGCGGCAGCTCGTCCTGATCTATACGGATGATCTTTACAGCGAGCGGACGCTCAGTGCAAAGGCCAATGCCGCACAGCGCCGGCTTGCGGACAGTCTGGAGCTTCAGCTCCGCATGGAATATGCAAAGGCAGGCGGAACATGAAATACGATAAACCGGTCGTCATTGAGCGGCAGGATGAGGAAACAGAGCGCTGGCAGCCGGTCGGCCCCGCGCTTCATGCGAGAGTCAATAAGCATATCGGCACAACGACCGACCGCGCCGGTGCAGACCAGTATCACCTGCGGCTGCGGTTCACGCTGCGGTATGTGCCGGTGCTGACCGCGATCCAGTATGCGCCTCAGCTCTACCGCATTCTCTACCGCGGGCAGCAGTTCAAGATCATCGACTATGATGATTACATGGAGGAGCATAAGGAAATCACACTGACGGGGAAGCTGTATGAGTAAGGATATTGCAGATTTGATCGCCGAGACACTGAACATCTACCTGACGGATGTGCAGAATGCGATCGGCGATGCGGCAGAGGAAGCCGCAAAGGAGCTTGTGGAGATCACGAAGCGCACCGCACCCTATGAGCGGCACGGTAAACGCGCAAAGCGCCGCCGGCATTACCGCAGCAGCATCACCTATATCCGCGCAGATACCTCACGCGGTACGCCGCGCAGCATCTGGTATGTCAAGGGCAGGGACGGCAGACTGACACATCTGCTTGTGCATGGTCACGAGATGCCGGACGGCGGAAGATTTGAAGGCGATCCGTTCCTGAAGAACGCCTGCGCGGAGGTGTTTCCTAAATTCGAGCGTGCAGCAGAGGAGGCGGCAAAACCGAAATGATCGCAGAGCTTTTGCAGCAGACCGGCATCCGCTTCCGGCGCTGCCGGTTTCTCAAGCCGCCCGCCGGAACCTATGCCGTCTGGACGGATGATATCGAAACAGACGGTGCCGATAACGGCGCTGCGGCGGTCTTCACCCACAATTATTCCGTTGAACTCTATGAGGATGCGCCGGACGATGCAGCGGAATCTGCGATGGAATCCGCGCTCGACGCCGCCGGCATTCTCTACAGCAAGGAGGACCGGTACTGGCTTCAGGATGAACAGCGGTATCAGGTCGTCTATGATTTTTCAATTACAACAAAGGAGCGTGAACCATAATGGCAAAGCGTACAACAAAGAATATTACGCTCGGCAGCGGCAAGGCGTATCTCATGGAATACGAAGGCACGATGCCGACCACCGCGCAGATCTGTGTGGAAGCGAATCTGCTCGGCTACATCAAGGGCGGCGCGACGCTGACCTATACCGAAACGACCTACGAGGAAAAGGACGATCTCGGCTATGTGCATAAGATCATCACGACCGAGGAGGAAGCGAAAATGAAGCTCGGTCTCATCACATGGAACGGCACAACGCTGACGAAGTTCGTTGACCGCGGCAAGACCACTGAGGATGCGCAAAACGGCATCCGCACAACGAAAATCGGCGGCGCCGGCAATGCGCAGGGCAAGAGCTATGTCCTCTGCTTCCTCCATGAGGACAAGACGGATGGCAATGTCTGGGTGATGATCACCGGCAGAAATACGGCCGGTCTCTCGCTTGTCTGGGGCACCGGCGCGGGTACGGTCGTCGAGCCGGAATTCACCGCGCAGCTGCATGACAGCGACGGCACGCTGATCGAATTCATCGAAGAGATTTCGGCCGCATAAGGAGGACAGTATGACACTTGATTTCCGTGCGCTTCAGCAGCCGAGTATGGAGTGCATCCTGCTCGATGATGCGAATACCGTGATCCATGTCTGTGTCCCGAAGCAGGGCGCTGTCCGGAAGCTCGAAGCGCTGAAAAACGACTTTCTCGCAATGCGCGGGAAAAAGACAGATGTCAATGCAGAGCATAAGGCCTATGATGCAATCGCGGAGCTTATGAACGTCAATGAGGAGGGGCTGCGGCTCACCGGCAAAGAGCTGAAAACCAAGTACCGCCTGACGCTCATGCATCTGCTGGCATTTGAGCAGGCGTATCTGAAATTCATTGACGAGATCAAATCAGCAAAAAACTGACTTTGCCCTACTATCCGCTGCCGGATAGTGAGGGGCACAAATACACGACTACGACATACTGGGAGCGGCTGGG